CTCCTCCATTAGAGCCATTACTATCATCCATATCGTAAGCCATAATGTGAGCAGCTAAACTATTTGATGCATCGCAACACCCGTAGAAATCTGCCGATATAACTTCTATATCTAAAGGTAGTATCCAATAACACAATAAATAATCTACCGAATTAGAACTAATACTTAACGATGTTGCAGGATCTGTACCTGTTCCCAAGCCTATTAAATCTGGAGCCGCTGCTCCTGAAGCGTCAAACTTGCTTGTATATAAACAATGATGTTCTCCTGCAGTAACACTTGCATCATGTATATTAAATTCCATTATCTTGAATATATTATCTTCTAACTCTCTTCCTTTGATAAAATTTTCTCCAGAAGAAGCATCTTTTAAGTCCCCTTTAGGATAAGCTGCCATAGGTATAGTAAATATACCTCCATTTATCTTAACAAACATTTGAGGACCAAAAGAAGTTAACCATATTTCAGGTCTATTTTCTTTTAAATCTTTGGCTAAAGGTACACCTTTTTTAACTTTATTAGTAATCCTTTCTTGTTTTCTGTTATAAATATTAGCAACTTGCCTTTCTAATAAAGTTGTTCTCCCTAGCTCTTTCATTATTTAGCTCTCTTTAATCTGTATATAATAGATATATCATTGATATAAAATCCAGAAATATTAGTTCCAGATAAAAGTAATTTAAGGGTATATAAATTATTCAAATAAGTATCAGAACCATTGGCTACAAAATCTTGAGTCGTCCATTGAGTTTTACTTGTAGCAAAAGATCCAGAAAAAGTCCTAGTTTGTCCATCTTCTTTCCCATTAACTTCATATACTAATGTAGGTACAGTACCTGCACTTTTATATGTAACTCTTACTTTAAAAACTTTTTTTCTTACTCCTGCATTCCCGAAATCTATATCTTTTGTACTCATATTGGAAGCTCCGTCATTTCCTCCTGTACTATTGTATTTTTTTATAGCGGTAGCACCATCTTTAAGTATAAGAGTTCCATCATAGTCGTTAACGAAATTAGTCCCATCAGAGTTATCTGCAAGTAAATCAGATGCTTTAGACCAAGAAAAAACTTTTAAATTAAATACATAACAATTGCCGTTAGTTCCACCTGAAGAAGAATCTCCCCTTATTATTAAATTGTTATTTATAGGGTCGTATCCTATGCTAGCTGTATCAGTTATAAAAGTAGCCCAATCACTAGCCGATATTCTTTTTCCTACTTTGCCATCAAATATATCTACCAGCTGCTTACCATCGTATATATATGCGCCATTTTTATTTACAAAAGCTACTCCTAATTCAGTCCTTACTGATGCAGTAGGATTGGGTATACCTCTATGCTGAAAAGTTGCTTCAAGAAACTCGACATCTTGAGATACATTTATAATATATAAATTATTCTTTTTAAATTGCAGTATTCTGTCAGCAAATTCTTCAAGCTTTACAATATCATCTCCATCGTTAACTACAGCTTCTAATACACTTGTTCCAGGCATAACATCAAATGAATTTGTTGGAGACTTTACCATAGCATCTCCTTTATGCTCTAGTCTTATACCATCAGTTAAATCGCTTCCTGCATCATGATGAAGCAATACATTTCCATAATAAGTTTTCCTATTAGCTACTACAGCTGTTTTATATTTTGCAAATGAGCAAGACTCATCTGCAAGCATGCCTGATAGCGCTGAGTATGTATATAACCTAGGCTCAGCATCAAATTCAATCATATTGTCATTTCTCACATGAAATACACCACCTATTGAATTTTCTACCCAAGGTTCATAAGTATCTACATTTGCCTTTTTAACGCCTAAATCTAAGTCTGCCTCTAATAATAGATAAACTTCATCTTCAGGTATTACCGCAGAAGTTACATGTTGCCAATATATTCTAATGCCTGTAATTCTTTTATCTAAGCTTGTAGGGTTTAGTGTAATCCTATATCTTTTTTTAGAATTTTCCCAAACACTATCATAGCCTAAAAATCCTCTTAAAGGACTTTCTTGTTTTCCATCATATATATAGCTATACCAATACTTTTTATAACCAGTTATTAAGCCATCATCAAATTTATTTGCACTTACAGCAAGTTGCACTATTCCCGCTGCTAAAGCAGAGCCAGGCCAACCCGTGTCAGTAGCATATGCATCATCTGCTTCGTAACTTTGATAAGGAGACTCAAGTACTGTTGGTTCTGCTCTAGGAGGTCTTTTTACCCATTGATCTGTTAAATACCATTCATTATAGCTTTGCTTTGCATTTGAGCAAGCTGACTCAGTAGGGCCGTTATTAAACCTACCTCTTTTTATATGGCCATACCATTTGCAAGAAGAATTATTCCCAAAATTACCATCACCAACTCTAAGATCTCCATCAGCTTGAAAGAAAACAGGCTCTGGAATTGACGAACCTCCAATGTTTTTAGCTGAAGATGTATGGTCCCAATTATGACTATATATATAAAAATTGTTACTAGAATCAGCATCCATATAAACTAAATAATGATCTCCTACTGTAGCATTTTCTAAATTATGTAATTGCCATGCATCAGTATTATCCCAATCATTGTCAGTCCCCCCAGATAGATTAGTGGTAAGCAAAGCGCTAGCTGAAGGTTGTTCTGCTACATAAGCTTGCTCTAAATCTAGAGTAGAGCCACTTGCATCATCTACATCACCACCAGACCAAGATCCATTATAGTTTTGAGTGCCTGTAATGCTAACTGCTGCTCCATTATTGATTCCATGAGCGGAAGCTGTAGTTACTTGAACATCACTAGCATTTCCATCCGTACCATCAGCAAAATTTGTTATACGATGCTTAGCTTCTGTCACTATACTATTAGATGTATTGCTAACCACAATACCTTCGGAACTATCAGTTGTATTTTTTAATGTAGCTCCTATCATTTTACCTACAGGAAAAGACTCTCCGCTATCACCCAAATAGCTAACACCGCTACTACCATCATGATTTCCAGATATCCCTGAACCATTATCGCATTTTCCAGAAGCATTTTGAATATCAGAACTCCATGCAAATAAGCCCATAGTTCCAGGATTTACAGCGTAACTTGAAGTTGTTTTATAAGAATCAAAAGGACCTAGAACAGTTAATTGCCCTAGTTGATCTACACGAAAATTATCAAGTGCAGAAAACTCATGATCCATAATATCTCTAGCGTCAGCTTCACTGTTTAAGCCGCCATGAAATTGATTAATAACTAATGATTGCTTAGCCATCTTTCTCCAAAGTTATGGGAGAGGTACTTGTAATAGTCGATCTATCAAACCTAGGAGGAACCGTATAAGACCTCTCCCAATAATCTAAAGGTACACTTAACCTAGTCTTTAAGTATAGCACCTTTAACCACTTCTTCTATTGAGTCATATATAGCTATTAATATCTTTTCCTCAGTCTTTTCAGATATAAAAGGAACATCAACGTTGTCATTTAAGCTCTTAATAATCTTGTCTTTCATTTCATCGTTAAATAGATAGTCAGCTACTACTTCTTTTAGATTCATTGTTTTTCTCCTGTTTGTTTTCTTTTAATATAAATTCTATTAATCTGCCTTGTTGAAAGACTGTTGTTTCTAACTTATCAATTCTTTCATCAGCATCATTTGGGTC